GCCGTTAAACTTTTGAGCGGTGATATCCCCAAGCATATTGACTGAGAACAGCGATCCTCCCGCGACAGTCCCAAGGTCTATTAAGTTAGCAGAAGCTCCGTTCGCCGTATTCGTCACTCTCCCATAAATCAAGGACGGATTGCCCGTGGTGTTCCAAGTTGGGGATAAATTAAGCGATGCGGTGGCTTGGGAACCCGTGAGGGAAGATGTGTTTTGGATGGTGCCGCTGGCGGCAATACCTGCGTTTGCGGTAATCAAACCACTCGCACTGAGTGTAGTAAAAGCCCCCGTGCCCGGCGTGGTCGCGCCGATGGTGGGTGCATTCAGCCCCCCTGTGGCGGTGGTGATGCCGCCGATAGTCATATTGAGCGCCCCGTTGGTGGACATGTGCCCACTGCCGCTTATATACCACCGATCCACGTTATTGGTTTGCATGACGATGGTATGGTTACTCTGCGTGGCGAGGTATAACGCCGCCCCTGAAACGCTCTTTAGCGTCCCCTGATAATTTGCGCCACCAAGGACAATCCCGGATGTCGTAAATCCGGTCCCTCCTGTAATCGTCCCACTCGCACTCAGCGTAGTAAACGCCCCCGTGCCCGGCGTGGTTGCGCCGATGGTGCTAGGGTTGATCGGGTTGCCGTTTACGATTGCCACCGCTGCTGCCGCTGCCGTGGTTGCGTTCGTCCCGCCGTTTGCGATGGGGAGCGTGCCGGTGACTGAAGTGGCTAGATTTACTTTCCCGTCCGCTTGGTCGGTCAGAGCAAGCGTGCCCGTCCCTGCCGGAAGATACACGTCATCCATCGAAATCCCCGTGGTGCCCACCGCAGGCCGCAAGGTAGCGGGAACAGCCTCATCACCATTGGCAAAGGTGATTCCTGAAACTTTTTTCAACCCCGTGATCGTCTGCGTGCCTGATAGGGTGACAGCGGTGCCAGTGATCGCGCTGGCGGCAATGCCGGTGGAGGGTGCCTTGCCTGCCAAAGAAGATGAAATGTTTGTTGCATCCAAAATACTTTGATAGGAAACTAACTCCTCAAAAGTCGCCCCTTCATCTTCGCTTATTTCCAAGCCTGTTCCGCCATCCTGAATAATAGGCGCAATTCCGTTTTCGCCGGGAACCCCGCGCCTCTCCGAAAGAACAACCTCAACAATTTGTTCTGTTTGCTCAACATTAATTAATATTTCGTCCGCCATGTTATCGTGTTATGTCTCCCAATATAGTCCAAGTTCCCTTGACATAGGTTTTTATACTGCCGCTTGCGTCGGTTGTTTGAAGATCCCAATAATAATCGTCCGGACTCAAACTTACAATTTGGCTTGGAACCGACATTTGCCAAAGGGCCGCATCTTCAATAACAACTGAGCCGTCTGCGGAATCCAAAGTCAAAAAAACAGAACCCATTGAAGATTTGCGAAATTGTATTTTCGCGGAAACAAGCTCTTCGTCCGGGGGCGCGGAATTAATTGAAATTGTAATAAGGTCAATTCCATTCCACGAATCTCCCGATACGTGAGGTGCAATTGTATATTCTTTTGGAGTCATACACTATATTACACGTTTTTAGCGATTTAAATAAAAAAATATTAGAAATGTTCCCATTTTAAACTTTCGACTGTAATATAAAGCATAATATTTAAATATGAGCGACAACATTTTAACTGTGCCCGATGAAGCAGGTTGGTATTTTTTCAAAAAAAACAAAAAATCCAAACTTACGGTTGTTTACCTTAATGACGATGGGGTTGCGCAAGGAATCGACCAACAAGGAAACTTTTTCGAACTGGACGACCTATTGGGCCGCTGGCTCTTATTAGATTCCGAAGAAATATAAATATATGAAAACAATTAAATCTATTTTATTCTGCGCCGCCCTCAGTCTCGCAGGTGCAACGTCCTGCGTAAAGGATTACGTGCCGCGTGCCGTGGTTGTGCCAACAATTGCGCCTCGTGTTGAAAAGGTTGTTGTCCAAGCCAAGTCCGCGACAAGCCAAGCTGAAAAAACATATGTGCTTGCACAGGCCGCGAAAAAAGAGCACACGCAATCGCCCATTGTGGCTCAAGTTGAAGAATCAGCGCGGCTAACTGTTGTTGAATCCAAAAAAACCGAATTCGAACTCAACTTTCTATCCGAATATGCAAAAAACGTGGATATTCAAGCTGCCGAGCTTCAAAAAGAGTCTTACAAAAAAGACGAAGCAATTCTAACTCAACAAAATAAGACCCGCGCCGCCGAAACACAAATTTTAAAACAAAAAAATACCATTTCCAATTTGCGCACAATTGCTATCTCGCTTGGCTCGTTGCTTTTTGTCTGTATTTGCTTTATAACCAAGCCGTGGCTTTATTTTATATAATTTTAGTGTAACTACCATTAACAAACCAAAAACTATGAAACAAACTATCCTTGCCTTTTTAAATCTTCTTAAAAACAAAGCCATTTCCATTGGAATTCTTTTGGCCTCAATGTATCTTTATAAGAATTTGCCAGAAAACCAGCCCCTTCCGTTTGCAGAATTGCTTTACGCTGTTATTTTGGTTTTATCTGTTAGTGTTCTTTCCCCCATTATGAGGTTATTGGTTTTCCCAGAGGTTTCTCGATATGCGGAATCCGGAGCAATGGAAAAGGAGCTTGACGCCGGATTTAAAACACAATGGTTGTCTCACTACAGGATTGCAACAATCATCTGTTACGCGACAAGCGTTCTTACCGTTGGCTCCCTTTTGGGGGGCTAATCTGTCCGGGCGCGGTAATTAAATGAAAAGTATTTTATTTATTTTTGTCTTTTTGGTGTCCTCTATTTTTGGAGGAACATTGCAGGAAAATCGTTGGGATTCAGCAAAGGTTAGCGCGATCAAAAGATTTGAAGCCAATCAAATTGTTGATAGAATACTGGCAAACAAATCGAGATATGAAAGCGTTGATAAGTCAACCAATGTTCCTTGGCAAATTATAAGCTCGCTGCATAATATGGAAGCATCCGGCAGCTTTAAAAAACACCTTCACGAGGGCTCCCTGTTAACAGGCAGAACTCGTTACATTCCAAAGGGTCGCCCAAAAACAGGGAAACCGCCTTTCACTTGGGAATATTCTGCAATTGATGCCCTTAATTACGATAAAATGGGAGAAGTCCGCTGGTCTTATTTGGATGATACCCTTTACGCTATTGAGAGATACAATGGCACAGGCTACTTGCGTTTTCATATAAATACACCTACCCCTTATTTGTGGGCGGGGTCATCTATCGAGAGGCCCGGAAAATACGTGGCAGACAATAAGTGGAGTTCAACCGCTCGGAGTAGCCAAATAGGTGTCGCCGCCATATTAAAAATTATGGAGGAACGGGGCGTTGCAAACACGTCTTCACTCAAAAGAAAGTAAATTCTTTTTTACCGAAAAAAAGTAAAAAATATTGTAATTATTTGCTCCTTAAAGTGTAACCTTGGTATATGATTATGATGTTGGCTGATATAATAAGCGGTTTAAAAAAAATCACAGAAGATTACAAATTCCTTCCGGAGGCCGCTGGAATAATTGGCTTGCTTTTGTTGGTTTTTAAAAGGGGGAGAAGGTGGATTATGGGCTTTATAAAGGGTTTATATACTTGGATTGTATTTCCATTTAAAAGTCAAGACGTTCGAACGGAAATTTTGTCAGAAATATCCGGCATAAAAACCGAACTTCAAAAAAATACCAAAATATCTGAGGAAACAGCAAAGGAGGTCGCCAGCCTTAAATCTTTGGTTGGCCACAATGGCGGCGGCGGACTGCTTGACATGGTGGGCGAGCTTATTGGTTGGCGCTCAAGCGAGTTTTGGCTTCGAGCGCAAGTTGGGTTTCTATGTGATGGGGAAGGAAGAAACATTGATGTAACGCATGCGTATAGTATTTTGCTGGGGCTTTCAAGCAAAGCGGACCTTACGGGGATTAGCTGGAAAAGCTACACAGACAGAGATCGGTCCACAAGTTATTTAAATGAATTTAAAGACGCCGCATCAAGACGGGAAACCTTTCGCGGGAAAATAGAACTTTTCGACATCAACGCAATTTCCAGAGGCTTCTGGATTATTGTTGCTCACCCTATCTCAGCGGAAAAGGCCAAGGCTGTTCGCTATGTAGGTTTCGCTTACCCCGCAGACGACGTGTCTAGGGCTATAGCTAAAGCATATAATTGGCCACTTGTAGTGCCGATTTAAGTCATCTTATGGCAACAAAGAAAACACCAAAATACGCTTCCATTAACGAAGTATCTAACCTTAACCCAAAAACAAATAAAAGATCTGCGGCGCGGCGTCCCGACACCTCACCCTATGTCTGCTCCAACAAAAAGCAGGGATTGAGCTTTAACATCGATTGTAAAATCCCTTGGACAGAAAAGCAATTGGACTTTTTTGATTTGGTCGCGGATAAAGAATGTAAGGTTATCTTTATAAGCGGGCCTGCTGGCGTTTCTAAAACTTTAATATCTGTCTATACGTCTTTACTCCTTTTAAAAGAGAAAAAGGTTTCGGAAATTGTTTATGTCAGGACGGCAATTGAAAGCGCAAGCAAATCCTTGGGCGCACTACCCGGAACTCTTGATGAAAAACTATCTGTTTACATCGAACCAATATTGGACAAACTTGAAGAAATTATCGGCAAGGAGAACTCCAAAAACCTGTTAGAGCGTGGACTTGTAACTGCCCGACCGATCAACTACCTTCGTGGCTGCCAGTTTTCGAGTAAGGCTATAATTTTTGATGAAGCTCAAAACTCTACAATGTCCGAAATGACCACATTCCTAACTCGTATTGGGGAATTCAGCAAGATTTTTATCTGCGGCGATCCTTCTCAGGCAGATATAAGAGACAGTTCTTTCGAAAAGACCCTTAGACTCTTCGATAATATTGAAGCGGAGGACAACGGAATCTTTATTTTTGAATTCGATGAGGAAGATATCCTTCGCTCTGAGATTCTCAAGTTTATCGTAAAAAGACTGAAACAGGCGTAAACCATTAAAAATCAATAGAGGGGGCGGGCTTTTTCCGAAAGCCCGCCCTTTTTTGCATTTTTTTAAAATAAATCAGGAATAACCTCTCACAATCGGGTATATTAAGTGTAGGATAACAGTTAGGGACACAAACAAAACAATATGAAATACATTTCTTTGCAAAAATACGACCAAGAGTTTTCTGGTCAAGGCGTTAAATATCGACTTTTCTACAACCCAAATGATACGGTTGCCATCTTCGAGCCGGGTTTTGACGACGACATTTGGCCTTACATTATGGAAAAGGGGTTTGCTCTTAAAGAGTCTGGATTTATCATGAACGCTGAAAATGCGGCAATCATTCGCGAATTCATTGCGCAGCAAAAAGGAGAAAAAGAAGTTTTAGAGAACATCAAGGTTGATTCCTTTGTTACTCCCAATCTTATAGATCCGCATCCTTATGGTTTGGCCAAGGTGGCAACTCCTCAACTTGGCCAAGATAAGTTGGAGAATTGGATTTTTGAGTTGGAGTCAAAACCAACCGTTGCGAAACTTGCGGTTATCCTTAAAGAGATTCTACAAGAGTTTGAAACATCCCGTAGCCAAAGATAATGAAGATTTTTTGCATGTCATGCGGACGAGGTTCGGAATATATTGGCGAGCACAATAAACCCGACGCCTGTGTTTGTGGCGAGGATTTTAATAACCCGACCTTGGAAGCTTCACCCTCAACTTCAAAAGCGACCACCCCCCATCAAAAACGAAATACACCACGGGGAAGTGATGTGAAATCCTTTGTTATTGAAGGAAAAAAATTCGATATTATGGCCTTGGCCAAGTCATTAACGCCTGAATTTGTCGTGGGATATGCACCCGACACTCAAGAAGAATCCTTAAAAGAGTAATATGTTACATAGCTTCGAAGATAAGATAGACGCGGTTAATCATGAAATTGCCAAAAGAAGGGGGAAGTGGAGGTTAAACGCCCTATCTTATATCGACTATGATGATATCTCTCAAATTTTAAGAATCCACATTCATGAAAAGTGGGCGCTTTGGGATCAGGCTCGTCCGTTGGAACAATGGTTGAATAGGGTTATTACCTATCAACTTATTAATTTGGTTCGAAACCATTACGGAAGAGTCGCGCCGCCTTGTAATGGTTGCTCTCATAACATATCAAACGACTTTTGCTCGTTTACTCCAAGCGGTTCCAAGTGTGACGAATGCCCGCTTTATAAGAAATGGCAATCAAAGGCGCAAACAGGATACAATTTAAAGCTCGCCGCTTCCATTGATTCCGAGGATTTCGTTGAACCGAAATCATCCTCTACTGATTTTTCGGACCATATCGATTACGATTCCTCTTCTCAAAAGCTTCATGATTCAATGCGGAAAATACTTCCAGCGTCCCAATATAAAATTTATGATCTTTTGATTGTTCAAAATCTGTCAGACAAAGAGGTCGCCCTAGAGCTTAAGTTGCGTTCATCGGAACGTGGGCGCTGTCCGGGCTACAAACACCTTAATGATATGCGTAACAAATTCTATGAGCTCGCCAAAAAAGTAATTCAAAACAAAGACATACTATGAATAAAGGTGATCTAGGATATGTGCAAGCGGTTATTGATCAACGTCAATATAACCTAACTTTTGCCCAGCAAGCGTTTATACAGAAAAACGCAGACAAGTTTTCTCTCGTCGAACTCATGCAAAAAACTTTCAAGGAGCCATCTTTGAATGAAAGAAGTGTTGAGTATGACGAAATTCGTAAGTATGTCGCAAAGGTTAAGCGGGGAACAGCTATTGTTTCATTTACGGAAGATCAAATAGCATTTATTGAGGGCAATTCCTCAACAATGAAGCCATTCGAGCTCGCAAAAAACATCTTCCCCAATCGCGCGGATTTAAAACCTCTTTCCGCCGAACCGCAGATTATCAGTGAGTATCTAAAATCTATCGGGCTTTTAGGTTCTGACGGTAAGGATAATGACGATTACAAGCCCCCGAAGGCCGCAGCTTCATTGGTTAGAAAAATTAATCAGGCGGATACTAACGCAAATTTTGACGCAAACGACCTTACCCCTGCGCAAAAAAAATGTGTTGAGTCTTTGCGATCCTATCTTCAGTCCATTCGCTTTATTGGATACATGAAGATTTTTGAAGAGGCGGATATGAAAGATATGTTCGAAGAAGAGTTTGTTAAAGGCACATACGATAAACACGATTTAAACTCCGAAGAGCTTAACATGTATATCAACCTTTGCGCCGAATACGTTAACATTCACCAAGTCCACAGAAACAAGGTTATCATTGAAAACAAAATTAATAACGCTCTTGTTGGCGATGGGGACGATGATTCAAAAAAACTCTACATGACTTGGGTGGATCTTTTGCAGCGTCGCGAAGACGATCTTCATAAAAGCAAGAAACGCGCCGAAGACCTTCAGGTTAAATTGAGTTCCACGCGTTCAGTTAGGCTTAAAAGCATTGCTGATGCAAACGAATCCTTAAGTAAGTTTGTTGAAGAGTGGAAGAGTGAGGAGGGCCGCAAGAGAATGTTGAAAATCGCTGAGGCTCAAAACCAATTGGTTAAAAATGAATTGGGCCGCCTTGAAAATTTTGAGGAATACATCGCAAATATTCGCGGTGTAGGTCAGCAAGAAATTCTTAGAAATTAACTCCCATGGATTTTACATGCAAAATATGCGGCCTAGGGTTCAATTCCTATCGGAGCCTACACAATCATTTGGCCAAGGTTGAGAATACGGCTCAAAAGGAATATTATGAAAAATACTTCCCGAAGTTTGACCTTTTCAACGGAAACCCGATTCCCTTTTCAAGGGTTGAAGATTATTCCACTCGACTTTTCATAGATAAGCGGTCTGAGTTCGCCTATCTTAGGCGCAATGGGCTACAGGCGGTTTCTGGAGACGTTTTAATGAAGCAGTTGGCCGACTGCTCCGCAAAATCAAGAGGAAGGCTTCCAACATACTGTGAGTGGAGGTCTTCAAAAAACCTACGCTACGATTTCATGGACAAGGAGGGTTTTTTCCTTGAGTTTGTTGAGCGGGCGCGGGCGAATGGTATTAATTCTAATTTTGATTATTCCGCTCGTTGGTTGCAGTTTGAATCCAAAGAATGCGAAATTCTTGTTGATACCCGGGAGCAACAACCCCTTTTTGATTGTGAAAAAACTACAATTAATGTTGGGGACTACACACTAAGTAAAGAAAACTACAACGGAGTTCATGTTGACCGTAAATCCAAAGCGGACTTTATCGGAACCTTTACAAAGGGGTTGGATAGGTTTAGAAAAGAGTGCGAAAAAGCACGGGCTATGGATATAACTATTGTAGTCTTAATAGAGGAAACATATCAAAAATGCTTCACTTATCTTCCTTTAAAATTTACAAAACAAAAAGTTACAGGTGAGAGTGCGTTTCATGGGTTGCGTAAAATTTCCCGCGAATTCCCGGAGGTTCAATTTTTGTTTGTTGATGGGAGGGAAGAGGCAAAAGAATATATTAAAATGCTTTTAAATAATAAAAACATAATCGAATCGGTAGATCTTCAGTTCATGTATGAGCTTGGGGAGCTTGATATTAAAATTGTGGAGGACTCATTATAATATGGCTTGGCAGGAGGGTTACCATACTTTAAAAGATCCGTTCCTTACGGATACCAATAAAAAATTAGGATTAATTGAGGGGGAAATCAGTTCAAGAGACGCTCAGGTTTCTTTTGCAAAATTTTGCTGTGCAAATCCAGCTTTTGCAGCCAACCTTTTGATGGGCGTAGATATCTATCCGTTTCAAGATATTATGCTTCGAGCAATGAATAGCCGCGATTATTTTCTCGGTGTCGCAGGTCGAGGACTCGGGAAAACGACTATCGCGGCGATATTTGTTCCTCTTTATGCTATTTTTAACCCCGGAGTGACAATCGGGATTACCAGCTCAACTTTCCGTCAAGCAAGATCGATATTTTCTAAAATTGAAAGCATGGCATACTCTGAGGGGGGTAAATATCTTAGGCAGTGCTTGGTTGGCAAACCTAGCCATAGAAGCGATGCGTGGGAAATGCAAATTGGACAATCCAAGATTGTTGCAATTCCGCTTGGCTGTTTTGGCGCGAATAGTCGTGTTAGATCTGACCGGGGCCTTGTTAAAATTGAAGATTACGCAAAGGACGAACCCAATAGTTGGGAGAACTCCCCGCTATCTGTGGACACTTTAAAGTCTCGCTCTAGGGCTTCTCACGTTTTGAACGCAGGAAAACAAAAGTGTTACGAAGTTATTACTAAAAAAGGCTTTAAGGTAACGGCTGGAGAAAACCATGAATTTTTAGCTTATAATGGGGAAGAATTTGTTTGGAAAATTTGCTCTCAGCTTAACTTTCAAGATAGAATTCTGCTTAGTAAGCAAAGGTATGAATGCTCGCAGCCTGAATACAATTTAGGGTATGATCTTGGATATAAATACGGTTCGGAGCAATTTTTCTCTTCAGTTCAAGAGGAGCGTATTTTCAGTTGCACCAAAGAGTTCGGAAAGGGCTTTCTATCTGGCCTTTTTGAAACAGGGGTAAAGTCTTTTAAGAGGGCGAGCGGCGATCAAGTTTGGACTCTTAAATTGGCTAACGAGGAAATTGCGTTGAACATTCAACAGTATTTACTGTGCTTTGGCATCGTTTCTTCAAGAATAAGCAATTCAATTAAATTAAATTATAAAAATATCCGCGTCTTTGGTAAGGAAATTGGGGATGGTAAAAGCCATTTCTTTGAAAAACATGCCAAAAAAATCAAAGTTAGAGAAAGTGTAATTGCCGCCGCACCAAAAAGGAGGGTCAAGCATGGGTTCGGAAAAGACTTTTTTATTGATTGCGTTAGAAATGTTACTCCACTGGGTGAAAGGCAGACCTATGATCTGCGCGTTCCTGTAGAAAATAACTATATCGTAAATGGATTTTGTAGTCATAATTCAGGCGATAAAATTCGGGGATATCGTTTTAATTTATTGGTTATTGACGAACTTTTGCTTTTATCCGAAAAGGTCATCAATGAAGTTCTACTTCCCTTCATGGCTATTCAGATTGATCCGCGTGAACGCCAAAAGGTTCGCGAGGCGGAAATCGAACTTATTGAGGCTGGGCTTATGAAGCCGGAAGACAGGACGATATTTCCGAATAATAAACTTATTGGGCTTACCTCCGCAAGTTATGAATTTGAATATCTTTATGAAATGTATAAAGACTATTCTGAGAAAATCAACGATCAATCGGCCAAGAACGTTTCTCACGCTATCATGCAAATGAGTTGTGAAATGGCTCCGGTCGGCCTTTATGACGAAAGCAACGTTGAAAACGCCCGCAAAAGTTACTCCCGCGCTCAGTTCGACCGAGAATATATGGCCAAATTTACTGGCGACAGTTCGGGGTTCTACTCTGCAAAGAAGCTGTATGAAATAAGCCTTAAAAAGGGTGAAAGCCCAACAGTTAAAATTAAAGGGGACGGCGCGAAGAATTATTTGCTAGCTATTGACCCGAACTATGACGCGTCCGAAACGTCTGACGATTTCGCAATGACAATTTTTGAGGTAGATGAGGACAACCAACATGGATATATGGTTCATGGTTATGCTGTCGCGTCTTGCTCCCTCTCTGAGCGAATGGACTACGTTCGATATATTTTTGATAATTTTAACATTGTTTATATGATTGTCGATAAAGCGGGTGGAGCTAAATTTGTGAAGGATATTAATGATCTTGGGGTTTTACCGTTTGCTTTGGACTTTTTTGACGCTGAATTTGAAGTATTCGATGAGGAAGAAATGTTTAAGGCTCGCCAATCTTATAACAATGGGGGCAAAGTAAAGCGTATTGTTCATTCTCAGTATTTCAGCGCTCAGTGGATTAGAACGGCTAACGAAAGCCTTTCTGGCGCAATTGACGGCAAAAGAATTTGGTTTGCCGCGCCTACGGAAGCTGAGGGAGTTAATTTTGATGACATCCCTATCCAAAAACTCAAGTTCAACGAAACTGAGATTTACGGAAACAAAAAGGAAGATCTTGAAACCAAGCGAATCGACTTTATTGATAATCAGAGTTTGGTTATTAGTAAAACAAAAAATCAGTGCGCCCTTATTGAGGCTACAACAGGGGCAACCGGAACCCAAAGGTTTGACCTTCCGTCCAACCTTCAGAAACAGACGGGTCCAACAAAAACACGTAAAGACTCTTATTCCGCACTTGTTTTGGCTAACTGGGGATTAATTTGTTACTTTGCCCTGCTTAAGACTCCTGAGAAGAAAAAAAACATGTTTAAGGCTAGATTTTTAGCTTAATAAGAAATTATTGGTGTAACTAAGTATATATGGAAATAATTAAGGAGGAAAATTTAATTAAGAAGAGCTTTAATTCGCCTAAAATGGTTGCCGACGCTTCCTTGTTCGGGATGGCGTCCTCAAGAGCGAAAAACAAGGCCGCTGGAGCAGCGGCGTCTTCTGATATTAGCGGACTGCTTTGCAATATAAGCAGCGGTGTAAGCCCCTTCGCTTATCAAAATGGCGATGTTAATGTTCGTGACGCGATTCTTCTTTGCCAAAAAGCGTATTGGAATGTTTCTATTTTTAAGTTATCTATTGATATTATGTCGGAGTTCTCCAACTCTCCCATTCACTTTGTTGGCAAAAATAAGGCTTCTGTTCGATTCTTCGAGGATTGGTATGAGAAAATTGGGGGGTGGAATCTTGGGGACCAGTTCTTCCGCGAACTTTTCAGAAGCAGTAATGTTATCCTTTATAAGGTTGAAGGCGAACTAAAAGATCTTAAAAATAAGCCATTGGCGAAAGTTCCTATTCGCTACATTGTCTTGAAC